ATGGATCAAGAGAGTTTCCGCGCCTTTACGGATAGATCCTAATTCTGTAATATCTGTAGATGCCTTATTATCATATCTTAGAGCATCTGGTATTGGGGCTAGATTAACTCCAGTATCAAAATGTTCCAATATCCTCATTGGTACTGTTATAAATTCATAATAAAGACCTGGGGCCTTCTCCAAAACTATATCCACTAAAAATTCACTAGATTCATTGTAAACGTTACCAGGTTGGTAAGATGGGCGCACTGGTTTAATGCTTGAAACTCTTATATTCAAACCACTATTTATAAAACTTTTAATCTTTTCTATATAGTTGGAACTTTGATCTTTAAAAAAATCATCATTCCCATATCCATCTTTAAATTTAACAAGATCGCCCACTAATAAACCACCTCTCGTAAATCTTTGAATAGCCGATTCGTATAATTTTATAAATTTTCCCATAATTTGACTTAATTATTTATACTTAAAGAAACATTTTTACATATTTTGTTTTAAAAAAACAATATATCTGTCATTATACTCCATCGTAGCAAATACATTTTCTCCCAATATTTTTAAAATATTGTTTGTGGTTATTTCGCTCCAATCCACATCATCTGGATTTTTTGTACCAAAAAGTCTTAAATCGTCTATTATAACGATATCATTTTCATTTCTTTTTTTTATACTCTCCAATTCTTTTAAAAGAGGAATTTCTATTTCTCCTTTAGCCGTATTGTCTTTAGACCAATGACTATCCAAAAAGAATATTAATGGTTGTTTAATATCTTCGCATATTTTTTTTATAACTATATCTGAACTACCCAAATGAAAATGTATGTTTTCGATATTTTCATATTTTGCTCTTTCCCTACATATATTGTAAAAATTTTCAGATAATTCTACAGTGTGTAATTCTTTAAAGAATGGATATAATGAAAATATCGTTGAACCATAGTGAGTACCAGTTTCTATAAAAGTATCAAAATTTATACTCTTATACTTGTTTTTAATTTTATCTTGATAATTTAAAATGGTTTTTATTTCTTCAATAGTTATTTTTCCAGCCATATACATATTACTTAATTTTTCATTACACAAAAGCAATATATCTTTCAATATTAAAATTTAAATCTAAATAATTCCATGGCTGCTATAATTGTAAAAGAATTTAATCGTTTACCGAAAGCTAGAAAAAATACATATATAGATTTGGAAGTAGATTTAGAAATAGATTACACCAAAACTAACCCTTTATACAATATTAAAGAGCAAAAAGATATAGTAGCTGATTATGATCTAAACGCTATAAAAAATAGTATATATAACATATTTACAACAATGCCTGGTCAAAAAATATTAAATCCAATATTTGGCTTGAATTTATTACAATTTTTATTCACTGGGATATCGACAGCAAATGCTAGATTATTAGGAGATACTATATTGCAAGGTTTGACAAGATTTGAGCCTAGATTAACCGTAGATAATATAAATATCACAACAAATACAGACGAACAACAATATATTATAGATTTAATAATATCCGCTCCATCTCTAAACATTAATAATTTAGAAATAAAAGGAACATTAGCAGAATCTGGTTACTATTTCAATTAAATTATATGGCCGAAGACAATAACATAACTAATCAAAATTTCCCACTATCTTTCAATAGCTATGCGGCATTCGATGCCACATCCATGAAAACTTTAATGCAACAAAGATTGATTGAAGGTGGAGTATTCACTGATCAAATATTTGAAGGTTCAAATTTCAATAGTTTATTGGATGTTGTAGCTTACAGTTATCACGTTTTATTATTTTATTTAAACAGAACAGCAAATGAAGCTGCATTCACAACTGCACAGTTATACGAGAATGTTAATAGAATAGTTAAAACATTAAACTATAATCCTATAGGAATACAAACATCAGTAATATCTTTTTCAGCAGCATCTAATTCAGATTTACCCATAGGTATATACACTATTCCAAGATATGCTTTTTTTAATATAAATGATTTGCAATATTCTTTTGTAGAAGATGTGACATTTACTAAATCGGAATCTGGATTTGAAGTTTTAAATGATTTAAACGAATCTGCATTATTATACCAAGGTTCGTTTGTACAATATCCTTTATACATTTCAACAGGTGAACCTTTTGAAGAATTGACATTAGTATCTGTTGATGAAAGTGGTAATAATGATTTAATAGATCATAATAACATACACGTTTATGTGAAACCTTCTAACGAATCTTGGAGGCAATTGAAAAATGTTAATAATTTATTTTTAGAAAATCCATTATCTGAATCATTCGAATTAAGACTTAATGAAAATCAAAGATATGTTATTAAGTTTGGAGATGGTATAACTGGTAAAAAATTAAATGAAGGTGATTTAGTTGCTATATATTATTTGAGAAGCGATGGAGTAGATGGAGAAATAGGGTCTAATGCTTTAAATGGATCTAGAATGTTTTTGTATAATTCAGTTGAATATAATGAAATTATGTCAAATATAAGATTTTCTGGAATGAAAATCTTGAATATAAATGAAGCCTTGAAATTAAATTTCATTAATACGTTACCATCTTCCAAGTTCACATTCCAAGAAGATGTTGATAGTATTAAGAAGAATGCTAGTAATACATATAAAACTCAATATAGATTAATAAATTCTAGCGATTTTGAAAATTATATTTTGAAAAATTTTTCAAATTTAATACAAGATATTAAAGCTGTTGATAATACATTATATACGAATGAACACATGAAATATTATTTCGATTTGGGATTATCTCAACCCAATTTGGATAGTAGAATTATGTTTAATCAAATAAATTTTGGAAACTCTTGTTCTTTTAATAATATAAATTTATATTGTATACCAAGAGTTCCTCAAAATGAAAATGCTAATTATAATAGATTTTTAAATTTGGGGTTAAAGAATAAAATAAAAGATTCAATAACACCTTTAAAAGTAATAACATCGGAAATAGTATTTCAAGATCCAGTTTATGTTTCTTTAGGATTGGGAGTTGCTACAACTGAAGAAATTTCAACTAAAAATTTATATCCAGAAATAATATCTGAAACAAAGCTTTATATTAATAAAACAAATCAATCATTTGTGAGCAATCAATCATTAATAGAAAATATAATAAATCTTTTTAAATCATATTTTGATAATTTACAATTGGGAAAGTATATTAATATTGACCAATTAAATTCATCATTATATCAAATCAATGGCGTTGATTCTTTTTACACCGAAAGGTTGGTTAACAATCAAAAAATTTTAATAAATGGTTTGAGTTTTTTAATACATAATCCCATATATAATGCTCCTAGCGAAGATATATTCATAACGACACAATCTATAAAATTACCTTATTTTAAAACTGTTTTTTATGAAGACTATGAAGTTTTAAGAAAAAATATTATCATAAATTAAACAAATGACACATTTATTATCCAGTGTAAAAATAGTATGTAAAGTTTATGATGATTATAGAGCGCCAGAAACTTACGAATCTTATACTTTAGAAAATACAGCTTTTTATTTCTCATTGAGTTGGAGTCCAAATTTTACAGACAGAAATTTTTATTCAAACAATTACATAATATGGGATTTTGGAGATGATACCATTTTTACTGGATCATCCGCTAAACATCATTATAAATTTCCAAACACATACAATGTTAGGGCTACAATTTTTGATAAAAATGGAGATTCTTATAATTTGATACTTGAAAACGCTTTAACGGCCAAAAATATTTTTCCAGATTATATTTATATACATCCATTAAATTCTAATGGTAAAACTTATAATTTGCCAACAGGTAAAGCGAGTAATCAAATAATAGTTACTAGATATAATTCTTGGCAAAACGAAAATTTTTTAAGAAAAAACGATTACACTATAAATTTATACGTATCTGGATCTAAAAGCGATCATTTAACTCTTTCATCTTATTACACTAACAAATATAGTCATTTGAGAGCCTTTCATGGGTTTGTAAGCGTATCTGTTAATTCGGATAATTTTTTACAAACCAAAGTAGTGGAAAGCACTAAAACCAATTCTGTATCAGTGTATGCTATACCGTATACGACTGGATATGTTGATAATAATTGGAAAATGGATTTTAATTTTTATAATAGCCACGTAGAAGGTTCTTGTTTCATAGGATCGAGTGGAAGCAACAAAGACATAGATAACATATATTTTATTGATCAAAAACAATCGGATTTCAACCAAAAAAGTGTTGATATAATATATGCATCTTTTAATTCTAAAGAATTTAACGATAATGATATATTGAATAACAATTTAAATAATTTTTTTGAAAATTATGACGAAGGTTATTTCAATCTTCCATGGTCAGCACAAACAATTAGATCCATTTTCAATCCAGCATCCAGTATAAGAATTACAAGTAATGGAATTTCAATAGAAGGTAGCAATAAAACTGTTGGGACATTGTCGGCTCAATCGGTTTACCCGTTTGACATATATCCTATAAAATGGAAAAATACGAATATACCGTTTGTGTTGAATTTAAAAGATAATGAAGATTATAGCGTAAAAGCATATGAACCAATTTATAATTTCCATACAGGAGAATTTAATAATGAATTGTATGATGTAAATTTAAAATTAATAAAATATGTTGACTTAGATCCATTACAAGAATATGTGAACGTAAGTGCGTATGAATTAAAAGATGCAGTTTTTAGTAAAAACGAATCAGTACCAAGATATAATGACTCCCCTTATTTTGCTGGCAAGGTATCATTACCATACGAAGCTAAAACAGTAGCCATATCAGCAACTGTTAAAATACAAGATGTCCCAGTTCCAAAAATATATCCAATATATGGTTTTATTTCTCAACTAGGAGTTTCTAAAATTAAAAGATATCAAAAATTAAGTGTTTATAATTATTGCAATACTGAAGAGTTGGAATTTTACTTTAAACCTTCCTTACATACTTTTACCGATACAACAACGGCCAATTTTCATGTATCATACTGTCCTTTAAATTACATAGATGAGGATAAAGAGAATAGAGTTTTCATACTAGATGCGGATAATGATAAAATTTACAGAACAGATGTTGAAGGAAACCCCATATCTATAATTGATTTAAAAGATGTAAATTATTTGGATAATTTTGGAGTTTTGAGAAGTAATGTGTCTTTTTTAAATCATAATAATACTGCAAGTCCAATGTGGTCAACTACTGATAGATTCGGAAATCTTTACGTTTCTTTAACAGATGCTATTTCTGTTATAAAAATAAATTATGAAACTGATACTGTTGGCGTTGTTTATTTACCACCTTTTTCTTCTGAAAATTTAGAACTTTTCGATATGGATTTATATCGTAAAAAAGGAAAAATTATTTCAAAAATATCCGATGTTTCTACAGACATTAAAACCATAGAGGGGAAATATGATATAAGAACAATTCAAAAATATCCTCAATATTTTGGCTTTGTTGGTGAAAACACAATAATACCCAGTTGTGTTGATGTAGATTTAAATCATAATGTGTATGTAGCGTATACACATCCATTGTCTAATTTTATTTGCAAATATGCAAATAATGGAAAATTGTTAGATATTATCTACTTTAATTATTTGGAAGTTCCACAAGAAATAATAGTTGATAATACCAATAATTTGTGGGTGGGTGTGGAAAATATTAACGAGTCATCTTTTTTAAACTATGAAAGAGAAGATTATGTTTATCATATAAATACAGAAAGTTTGGAAAAAACAAAAATTAGAGGAATAGAAGGTTTTGGCATGATGAGCATAGATGCTGAACAAAATTTATACGTTTTACATAAAACAGATACGATAAGTAAAATAAATTTTTCAACAAAAACTAAAAAAGACTATACTTTTAGTCAGGGGACAGTTAGATATGAATATTTAAAAGATATTGGGGGCATAGCCGTTGATTCCTCTGGAGAGCTTTGGGTTGTGAACAATGTGGATGGTAAAATTTATTTCGCAGACACTAAAAACATGAACACTCCTTTATCTGCTTTACCATTCGTTAAATTAAAGGACTTTCAATTAAAAACATTACAAGACTTGCAAAGTGTTTATTTTGTAACTGGCGATTGGACTGGTTTCAGATGGATTAACAAATTTATAAAAACTGAAAATCCACAACCTAGAACAATTCAAGGCTTGAGTACTTATTTTGATATATTAGAACCAAAACCAGCTATAGCAAAAAAAGGAGAAAATTTAGACGCATCTCTTCAATTTAAATCATATATTCAACAAGAATCATTATTCGATAAAAGAGTATTATTAGATGACTTTATTGGACAAATAATAGGTAAAAATGAAAATATAGATGAAATTGGAAAGGTAATATATGAAAAAATAACAAATTTTGTAGAAAATAATTCCGATATAGATACTTGTAATATACAACAATTGATATCATATGCTGAATCTACTGGAATAGAATTGAATAAATATTTATATTCCTATCCACCTTCTGTGAGAAGAGCGTTAGATTTGTTATCAATGGGGCAAAAAAAAGTTTTTGGTAGCCCCAATGTATATAATAGAAATTTTGCCCTTTCTTCTATAAGATATTTGAAAAATAATAATTTGGGTAGCGAAATAAATATAGATACTGGTAAATTTATAGCAGGTTATCCCATAGTCACGTTTGAATTATTTTCTGAAAATTTCAAATTAGTCACAAATACTATAGTAGAAGGTTATAAAAATGGAGATATTATACCCCTGTCTTCGGTTAATTATAATTGGGGTTGGGGTTTGGTGACAGCTACAAAAGAACAATCTGGGTCAGAAATAAAACAATATTATAAATTTTATAATTATATACCAAATAAAGAGTTAGAAATTTATGATAATGTTATAGATTTTGATTCTGATTTTACAACAATAACACCACAGCAAACATCTTTCAAAGATTGGTCCAAATTTGGGGGTCTAATGGATAAATCGTTATCATATAGTTTATATAGAGGTTTGAAATTGGTATAAGCCTCTTTAAAATTTTATTTTTCCCGTAAATAATTACAACTAATAAAATATAATGGATTTTTCATTTTTACCATACAGTATAGTCAATGATGTAGAGAATCCGAAGGATTATAATGCTCCTTATTCGTTTATATCCTTTATTCAATATGAGAGTTATCAATCTTTTGACTTAGAAAGAAATTTTAAAAATTATCAAAATTATATTTTTAAATGGTCATCTAAAAAAAATATCAAAAAGTTTAAAGAAAAGGAAATAGTTAGAGACGCCTATATTAATCTTTTAAGAGAAATTACATTAAATTTTTCCACAGAAGAAGAGAAAAGATTTATATTGAATTCGGATTTTACAGATGATTCTGATTTAGATATAATAATTCCATTTTTTATACAAAAATTAAAACAAATATCCTTTTATTATAAAAGTAAAAGAAAGGATGTGAAAGATAGTGTTTTAAGGTATAACCTAAAAGGTAGCAACGTTGGAGTTGAGAGTATTATAAAAAAAATAATATTTGAATATATAGAGAATAATATAGACACTAAAGGTAGTAAACTGTCATCTTTTTATAATAATTTCAATGTAAATGTCGAAGAACTATATGGTAAAAATGATCCTTTTTATGATAAATCTGAAAATACAAAATATACATATACAAATAAATTAGATCACAATATATTTTTAAATTTTAAAGAATCTATAATAAATTCAATATCTGCATATCCATTATATTTAAAATCTTCAAATAATGATTATATTTCAGATTTTACATTCAATCCAATATTAAGCGGAGATGAATTATATTATTTAAAAAATAGAGATTTTTTAAATTACATATCATCTGAAAATGACGAAGATTTAAAATTAAATCTTTTTAAATCATTATATCCAAAATTTATAGGTACCGATTTTTACTACATATCTACAAATTCAGAAAATAAAAGTGTTTCTGGATTACTATTCGAATCTAAAAAAAATTCATCTGAATTTTTAAATAAACATTTTTCCACAAATATATTAAATCAACCCTTGGATGAATTATATTCATTATATGAATTAGGAGGTTTTTTTATACCTCAGAATCAAACATTGTTAGTTTATAATACTCCTAATAAATCATATAAGTTAAATCCTAGCAATACTTCACCAGATAAAGTTTATATTTTTCCAAATCCAGATCAAATAGGAAATACGATATATACATCGGATAAAGAAAATAATAATTCCCCTTTAGTTTATAGTGTAAATGTTGATTGGAATAGAGATAAAATATCTAACGGTTTCAGATTAAATGACGTTTTGAGTAACAATTATGATAAACTTTTTTATGGTTATCAAAGCAGACAGCAAAATACTAAAATATCAACAGAAGGTGTTTCTAAAGTTACCGATAATATAACTTTTTGGGGTGGGGATAAGGATCAAATATGGCAAGGTAGTTTCGATGTAGACATATACCCTATAGAGAAAGATACTAAAAATCTTTTATTGGATGAGGGTGTTGTAGTAGATTGGTATACGGATGAATATAGTAATGAATTCGGTTTATATAAAAAACTCAATACTGAAACAAAATATATTTCTGGAGATTTATATGATGGGGGTTTGATTAAAGGTTCATCTACAGAATTTTCTAATAAAAAAATAGAAAACTCTTCAATATATGAAAAGAAAAATATAAAAACTGGTAAAATCTTTGTAAGAAATAATTTTTATAATACAGTAAGTGATATTAACACTGCATTTTCTAAAATATTTTTCAAATATCCAGATTTTGTGGTAAATGAGATAAAAGATAAGGTTTTAAAACTATTTGTAATTAATAACGTAATAGTAATAGAAACTGAAAATTATGTAATTAGTGATTCTTACAAATATGATATCGAAAATAATGAATTTCAGAATGCAAGCACCAAACCCTTTTATAATAAAAAAGTAGGATTTAATATATTTTTAGACACATTTGTAAACCCATGGTATGATGAAAAAAATAAAAAAATATTTTTAGTTTTTATAAAAACTTTAGAAAATTCATTATCAGCTTCAAATTACAAATATATTTGTCCAGAAATATATGCCTCAAATTTAGAAAGTTTAAATTATAGTAAAATATATCCGAATAATAAAACTTTAACCAATATATATTCTCTCTCTAGCCCTTACGGTGATGTGCCAGAAATAAATTTAGTGGAGTATTCAGGAGGGTCTTTTAGAAAAAATTCATTTTTAAATGAGTATAATTTTAGTTATTTTTCTAGAAATTTAAACTCTATACCGTTTATAGTAAATGAAAAATTGTATTATAAACCAGAAGATAATACTTTTGTAACAGAAGGTCCGTTATTATTAAAGCCATTTTATTATTTTTTAGACAACAATTACGCAAATCCTTCAGCCACATATTATGTTAGAGCTATATCTAATAAATCTGGATATATAGGAGTTAGAGATGATGATTCTTTAAATATAGTTGACACTTTACCCTATAGTGTGAATTACGCATTTGCCTCGAATGTTGAGAGTTTAGAAATAAACCAAGTGGGTAATTATGTTGTTCACTTCGATTGGGAATCTTATGACAATACTAATATTTTCGTAGGTAAAGAATTTTTTAACATAAAAGATGTTGAAAATAATTTATTAATAACATACACTGATAAAAATACTCAATCCACAAAAACAATTTATTTGACATCGTATAACGAAACTAAAAATATTTTTAATTTTTACGTAGATGATATAGAATTTTATGTAAATGCTACAAGACCAACTTATCCATATGATGAGGTTATTTTTATAGACGTTAACACAACTCAAAATATTAAATTCTCTGGATTTTTCTCAAGTAATTTATCTGGAATTTATAAAAGATTAAAAATAGAAAAGGTTGGATCTGGTAAAGGCGATGTGTTTACAGATCCTCCATGTATTTATTGCGGTGATAATTGCGAATACTTATATTCTGCTAATTCCACTATAACTCTAGTTGCTTCAGCAGCGTCTAATAGTAGATTCGTTTCATGGTTGGGGGAGACAGAATGTATTGGTAGTACAAACGATTGCGTTTTGTATTTAAACGATGATAAAAAATTAATAGCCAATTTTGAATTATTACCTCTAGTTACTTTGAAAGCAGATTCAACTTTAGGTAGTATAATGACATTAGATGGTCAATTGGATTGTACTGGACAATGTAAAACCGATTATTTCTTAGGAACATATGTTACTATTTCGGCATCTCCAGCCCCATTTGGTTATAAGTTTGATAGATTCGATGGTATACCTTGTTACAGTGGAGATAGAGTTTGTACGTTTATAATGTGGGGTGACGTTGATGTTAAATCAATGTATAGAGAGGTCATATACTATGATTTAAATTTAGGAGTTGAAAGTCAACCCTTCGATAATGATTCTTTAATAATCAATACGGAAGGTGGAGAATTCGAAACATTGGCATTTCCAACCACTAAAAGTATTTTAGTGAATCAACCAGCGCAGGGTGTTATAGAATGGATTTACGACGATTCTGAATTAAATATAACAACTTCAAATACGTATAAATCTTTATCCGAACAAACTTTTATAAGTTTAACGGCAAAGCCTACTACTGAATATTACCAATTCAATAGATGGATTGGTGGACCATGTAATAATTCTACAAATCCTAAATGTTATTTTGATTTAGATGATAATTATAATTTTGTAGCATATTTTAATTATTTGGGATATACTGTGAGTGTAACATATTCTGCTGGCGGTGGTGTTGGTAGAGTTTACTCTACAGAGCCAATCGGGTTGGATTGTGAACCATTCAATCCTTCTAGTTTGAATATTTGCAGTTATGAATTTTTATCTGGTAAAAGAGTAACTATAAAGGCAGACAACACTTTCGGGGATAGTACGTTTATAGCATTATGTGCGGATGACCCGAACATTAAAGGAACTGCCAACCAAAATACTTTAACTTTCGTTATTACTGGAAATGTTTCATTAACCGCTGTTTATTTACCATTTGGACAAGTTGGATTGTCCATCAATAAAATTGGTCCAAATAAAGTTATAATAAGTTCAACACCAGATCCAAATGCTTTCGGAAATGATGGTCCGATATATTTAGACACTATTACCACTGAAGGTTCTGGTTTATATATAAAGAATAGTAATGTTTCTATAATTCCAGATTTTATTAATGGGTCTAGTATATTGTATTATGATTCAAATGTGCCATTGGATTATACATATATTTCTGGCGATGGTATACTTATGGGGGCATCATCTTTGGATATAAAATCTGGATCTACGGGTTTTATATTGATAAACGATAGTTTATCTATAACAGATGCCAACTTAGGAGCGCCATATGCTCAATCAAATCTTTATCAAAATTCTACTGGTATAAATATAAGTTATTCCAGTATAGAAAATTTATCCTTAACGGAAACGATATATGTTTCAGCATATTTAGATTATAAAAACCCGTTCTCAGCCCCTCCAGTTACGCCTACACCAACGCTTACAAAAACTCCAACACAAACACCTACTACTACTCCAACACAAACACCTACAGTAACGAATACACCTACAAATACACGTACAAATACACCTACTAAAACACCAACACCTACAGTAACGCCAACACGAACCTTAACGCCTACTGTAACTCCAACACAAACATTAACACCTACAGTAACAGATACAGCTACACCAACACCCACAGTAACGCCAACACAAACATTAACACCCACTGTTACACAAACTTTAAGTTTACCTGCTACTAAAACACCGACACCGACACAAACACCGACACCGACACAAACACCGACACAAACACCTACTTTAACACAAACACAAACACCCACTATAACAAAAACACAAACACAAACACCAACGAAAACAGTTACGCCAACTCCTACACAAACTCCACCAGCTCCTATAAATTCTGTAGTAACATTTGTTAACTCAGATCCTGTTATAAGAATTCAAAACGATTATTTGGTCACTTTCAGTTGATTTTTAATATAAAGATAAATATATAATAATATGCCAAGCACTTTAGCTCAATTTACTTTAGGAACAACAGCTGCTTCCGACGATTTCATAGTTGGATATGATACGGCTGTTTTAGGAGGAGAAAGAAGATGGTCGGTATCAACCATGGCTAATGCTATTAGTGGTGTGATGAATACTCAATTAGATAATTTGATAAACTCCAAAACTCAATCAACAATACCAACTGGAATAGTCTCTTATTTTGCATCAACAACAGCACCTCAAGGATGGATAGAGTGTAATGGAGCCGCAATAACAACCGCACTTGGACCCAGTTATACCTCTTTGAGAACTTTTTTAATAAACGCTGGTTATGTTTTTAACACAGGGACAGCTCCTTATACCGACCCTCAAGTTCCTAATATTAGGGGTATATTCATTAGAGGTACTGGAAGCCAAGCCATAGGGACTTTAACATATTCTGGAACTATTGGAGTTAGACAAAATGATCAAATGCAAGGTCATATTCATAGAGTTCCTGTTGGTGGATCTGGTTGCGGGAACGCTTCCCCTTATACTGGACTTACAAATATTTGCAATCCTCAAGATTCTGGAGGGCCGTTAACGGATGGTGTGAACGGAACTCCTCGTACGGGATCGGAAACACGTCCTGCCAACATATCTCTTTTAGCTTGTATTAAACTTTAAAAATATTATGAGAAGATCTAAAACAGTTTACTCTTTTAACGAATTTGGAAAATATTCTGGAACAGACGTTGCTTATGAATCTTGGGATACTGTAAATTTTGAAAATCCAATATTTTTAATTCCCTCGAATTCTACGGAAATAGAACCTCCGATTTTTGATGAAAATACTGAATATGCTTTTTTCAATCAAATTGATGGAACTTGGAATGTTAAAGAAATTCCAAACGAGCTTAATACTCCGAAACCTGATTTCGATATAAACCTTCAAAAAATTATTTGGCTCGATGATAAATGGGTTATTGTGGAAATACCAACGCCTGAAAATACACCTAAGCCAGAATTCGATGATAGTATATATACTTGCGATTGGGTTTCGGGCGAGTGGGTATTGAATTTAATACCAACTTGGGATTCTATTAGAAATGAAAGAGATTTGTTATTATCACAATCCGATTGGTCTGTGATGCCAGATTCGAGTCCAAAACCTTCTAAAGAAGCTTGGTTAAATTATAGGCAAGACTTGAGGGACATTCCTCAAAATTTTTCAAATCCAGAAGATGTTGTTTTTCCAACTAAACCATAGTGGATTAAATCATCTTTAGCCTTAAATACTATAAAGGCATAAAATGCAACAAAGAGACTCAACATTTAAATTTGTTCAAATGTGGAACGACCAACCTTTGAACACTCATCATGATATTATAGTATCTGTTGATTATGCTTTTTATAATTACAATGATACTCCTACTTGTGGATTTTGTTTAGCCTTTTTTGAGACTCTAAATGAAAAACCAAGAGGTGGTGGTCCAGCATATAGTTTAGCTTATACTCCAAACGAAATAAACGATCAATGTAATGATGGAGGTTATTTAGGGTTGGAATCTGCATTGTATGGTATAGGTTTTGACGCTAATGGAATTTTTGCCAAAAAAACACGATTGGTAGATGGTGTTGATTTCACGGTTTCAAATTCTATTTGTATTAGAAAGGGGATAAGAGAAAAATATTCTTTTTTAAAACAAAGTGAAAATTTAGAATATTCTCATAATTTTAAAATATCTCAACAATTAACATCATTAAATGAACAAATTCAATATAAACAAGTTAGAGTTATTTTTTCAAAATGCATGAGCAATTTGGAAATTCAAGTAAAGAATAACGATGAAAGGGATTTTAGAACAGTTTTATTTTTAAACGACTTGCCTGTATTAGAAAGAAGATCTATAAAAGCTGCATTGTTTTATACGTCTTTGGATCAAGATAGTAGATTTTTGATAAAACAATTTAATGTTGCTGGATATCCTGAAAAAATAGACGACAAATACCTATCTACATGTTTTCAAGAAATTTCTACAAAGGGCAATTTATATGGTAATAAATTACCAGCATATAAAACTTGGGCGGTGAGTAATAATTATAAGTTTTTTAATACTTATAAATTTGATGGAAATTCTTACAGATTTCAAAAAACTACGAGATCTACGACTCCTTTAAAAATATTAAATTATTATAAAAATTTAATATATGTTAAATCTCAAAATACTTTATTGGTTTACGAGAATAAAGGAAACGCTTTTGTTAAACAAAACACTATAACACTTCCCACAAATGATGACATAACATCATGCGCTGGATCAGACAATACTTTAGTAATATCATCTTCATCTAGTGGGGAATATTATTATGTTTATGATTATGTCACTAAATCTGAAAATGTTGAAAACATAGGAAAATGGATACTTACTCAATCTTTTAATTTTCCATTAAGTGGTGGTTTTGGTCTAAATGTGGAAATGTCAAAAGACTTTTTGTTATCTTATTCTAAAAAAAATTACGTTATTTCTTTTCAGAGAGATTCAAATTCTGGATACAAATATCACCAAATTTTAATGCCTCCTTACGATGAAGCTAGGGGATTTGGAGAATCCATGAGCATATACGGTAATGAGTTACTTATAGGCGCTCCAATGGGGAATAAGAGAAATTTAAGAGATTCTGGACAAGGTGAAGTTTTTCATTATTTTCTAGCACCAGCATTAAACAAATGGATTCTGATTGCAGAGTTGGGAACTGTGTTCAATTTAAACACGCCAGCTGGAAATTTTGGATACTCTGTAAAAATTGATAGAAATAGAGCAATCGTAGGATGTCCTGGTGAAGCGTTTTACACCGATACAAGACCTTCCATAGAATTACCAAACTATGGCAGAGCTTATGTTTTCACAAAAGATGATACTGGATATTTTGCTGAAAAAACTACTTTATATCCACTATCCTCGGATCTTAGATCTTATAAATTTTTTGGATCTCAAGTAAATATTATACAAAATACGGCAATGGTTGGCATACCTTTCACATTAGACAAAAACAATGGTTACATAGACATTTTTAATACGGAATGTTTATTACCAGATCCTTATAAACATTTATCTATACCACTGTCCGCTATGGAACAAAACGATCAAAGCGGTTTCTTAATTGATAAGGAAAATGAAGATTACTTGGCTAAAATAATGATACCAGAAGTTGAAATATTGGGGGGAGAAATTATATGATTGGTTTAAAGACATATTTTCCTTTGATTAATAATGGTGAATTTTCACCTTCTAGTACATTTAATAATACTCAACAATTTAAAACATTAAAAGGGTTTGCACCGCTTACAATTTCTTTGAGCGGTTTTAACAGAAATATCTTAGCTGTTGATTCTTGGGCTTGGAATGTGAGTGGAGGGTATGATGTGGATTATACTTCGGAAAATATTGTACATACATTTAATAATGATGGGATTTATTATGTTAAACTTTCTGGAACAAATGTGTATGGTACATACACTCAATTTTTTGTAGTTTCAGCTTTTCCTGTAAAATATCATTGTGTTGTTAATAATTACGACTTAGTTGATACTAGTGTATATTATGGAAACTATATTATTGTTAATAACACTGTTTCAAATTTCAATGTTTATTTAAAAGGAATAAACGGATTGCAGGTTAGCAATGTTTACGATTTAAATAATTTTAATAATTGTAAAATATCATTTACAAATACGAATCAAATAACATCTAGTCAAAATGAATTATTTGTAAACAATAATGTCACTCTCTCAGCATCGGATAATAATGTTTACACCTTTTATTATTTTAACACTGGATATGGTGGATCTCCGATATTGGGTATATCCGAACAATCCTTTTCTTTATCGGCTATAAAAAATTTTCCAATTTGTCCAACACAAACTCCAACACCTTCTATAACCCCCACATATACTCCCACGCCTTCGATAACTCCAACTAAAACACAAACACCTACAGTAACTAGAACACCGACAAAAACCCCAAAACCCACACAAACTCCTACGATAACAAGAAGTCCATCAAACACTCCCACCAAAACAGCTACTCCCACTATAACTCCAAGTATAAGTCCTACTAGAACTCCTTTGGAAAGTAGATGCCCAACCCCAACACCTACGCCAACAAATACACCAACAAATACACCAACTCTGCTTCAAACGTCTACTCTTATATGGACGGGTTTAGGTTCTGATAATAACTGGAGTACTTCTTCTAACTGGAATATAAGAGTTCCAAAACCTTTTGATGAATTGCAATTTGGATTTAATAGACTAACACCATTTAACAATCTTACGATAGATGCTCCTTATAATGGAATAAAATTTAATACGGGAGCCGCAGCATTCGCATTATCTGGAAATAGATTCACTTTAAATTTTGGTAATATTGAAAATAATTCTAGCAACACACAAACCATCAATAATGATATAATTTTAGCTTCTAGTGCTGGAAATGTGGATTGTAAGACAGCTGATATCAATCTTAATGGTAAGATAAGTGGTTCTGGTTCTTTAACAAAAATTGGAACACAGGCACTATCATTAAGTGGAAATAATACATATACTGGAAATACATTTATAAATGCTGGTACTATTAATGTTTTTAATAGTAATCCGTTTGGAACTGGAAGTGTTTATCTTTCGAGTGCTACAGTACCTACGAACGGGTTTATTAATATCCCTTCAACAGCAACACCAGCAAATACAATTATTAATAATCCAATTTATATAAATGGAGCAGCTGGTACATCTTTAATTGCCAATAAATCAGTTACCCTAAATGGCCTAATTGTTTGCGGACCTATTGATAATAGTGCTTCTAATATAACCCAAACTCTACGAGTAAATGCTGGTAATACTATAACAATTAACGGAGGCGTATCTGGATATTCTAATTGGACTGGTGAGTTTAATACTTTTGGGGCTTCGACCCACGGTCTTTTTATTATAAATTCACCTATTATTTTAAATAACGCTTTCAATACGTTCACAATCAATAGCCCCACACCTTCGACTGTAACATTTAATGTTTCAGGGCATAGATTTTATGCATTTAGGCTTATGGATGGCATGGCAATAATGAACACTTCTTTTGTTATTAATAATGAAATGCTTAGAATTGGAAACGATACCGCACCTAACAATCTTAAAATACCACTTTTAAATTTAAATGGTACAGATCAGATATTAAGAAATATTAATAATAACTCTACCAATTTTGCTTCATGTACATCTGCTAATATTTTTAATAATTCTTCAACATTTTCTAATTTAACAGCAAATAATGTTACTACTTTTGGTTATCCTACCAATACAACATATACTGGAAATATTTCTGGTAATATTAATTTAATTAAAACAGGAACAGGTACATTAACTCTTTCTGGTAGTACATCATTAGGTATTGGGCCGAGATATACAGGATTTACTGCAATTTCTGCTGGTACATTAGTAAATTATGGATTGTCTTCCAATCCTTCCAATAAAGTAAATTTTGCATCATTTACCAATACTACCTTAACAGTTGATTTTACAACTCCTCCTATTGTCGGCGATTCTTTTATTTTATTACCAGCAAGAACTGTTAACTTGTATCCCGCTGTTACATTGCAAAATGCTTCTGGAAGAACTGGATCTTATAATTCAGCAAACTCGACTTTAACAATAACATAATATGCTTATAGAAAGAAATGTATACAATTGGTCATTTAGTACTGAAGAACAAAACGGTCTTTGGCATTTAATATTTGACAATGATAAAAATATAATCACATTTTTTAAATCGATTGGTATTACATCAACTCAAGAAAATCTCTTTGTTGGAACAAAGGAAGAATGTGATCAGTATATAATTGATAATAATTTACATGATTTTGATCAATATATAATTGATAATAATTTACACGATTCGGTTTAACTCCGCAAAATCGTGAGTTGCCAAATTGAAAGAAGATTGATTGTTTAAATAATAATATAACGTTTAATATAGTGTTTATAATATTTTAATGATGAAATTTACAACAAATACAATTAATATAAAAGTATCAGCCACTAATAATTCTCCTTTCAGTGCTTTGAACGATTTTGTTGTTTATTCTGGAGGTTATATTATAGATCCACTTTTATATCCATCATCATTTTTATTTCAAGATACCTTTTACGGTCTGGATAATGGCGATAATATAGGTTATAGTGGAAAAAGTAAATCTATTTTTGATAGAGAAATAAATCCACAATCTTTATTTTTTGGTAATAGTGGATATTCGCTATATATGGTTGGGAACGTTAGCGATAAAGTTCACACATATAATCTCTCCTTATCTTGGGATATTTCTACAGCATATTATAACAAAAGTTTGGCTTTAAATCCTAGTTTGGAAAGCAGTCCTACTGGTATATTTTTTAAACCAGATGGATTAAAAATGTATATTATAGGTGATAATAAAAATGCCGTAATGCAATATAATTTAACAACACCTTGGGATACGAGTACAGCAGTATATATATCACAATTTCCAATATTATTCGAATCTGGATCTAAAGGTTTATTTATAAGTCCAAACGGTACAAATCTTTATGTAACTGGAGTTAGTAGCAAAAAAATTCATCAATACTCATTATCAACTCCTTGGGAAATATCCACTGGAACTTATCCTTTGAAAGAATTTTCTGTTCAAAGCCAAGAGTCTTTACCATCTGATTTATTTTTCAAACCAGATGGTTCTGAATGTTTTATTATAGGTTTGGAAAAATATAGAATTTTTGAATATAAATTGTCAACACCTTGGGATATTACAACCGCATATTATACTAGTACATCATTTGCAATTAGTGCTCAAGATAATAGACCAGTTGGAATGTTTTTTAAACCAGAAGGTGATAAATTTTATATTTTGGGTAGTCAATTTGATAATATATATCAATACAATATACCCGCTTCACAGGTTTGGAATTTAAGCGGAAATATACCAACTATAATTTCTTTATCTGGAGGTAATTTTAAAACAACATATAATGATTTAAAAAATAAAAAACATATAAACATGGGACATTATGTGTTTTGCGATTCCGATGTAATATTCGACTTTTCAAATTTCGATCAAAGTAAATCTAAAATAATAAAACTCACATTTGATCCAAATAATGGAAACGATATTCAAACATATACATTGCAATTGTCCAATAATGATATTTTATATCCAAATTTAAGCAGTATAAGATCGATATATTATCCTAGCGAATTGTACAATACTTATTATTATCCAAATTTTCAAATATACTATGAAGATGGTAATTACATAAATCTAACAGTTCCATTAACAGTTTTTCAATGCGGTATTTATGAAACTTATAAAAACAAAAAAGTTCTGGATTCGTTGCCGTATTATGGTAATAGTAATAATGTTTTATTATTCATAAACGATGATAGTGATAATAGTTTGTTTATAGGTGATATTAATACCAAATTGCCATTTATTTTGTCAGCTAACGTTCCATCCAAAGATGTCGAATTGCCTTTCTTGTTGGAGTTGGTACCACAACAATCTACTTTGGAAAGTATAGACCCATACATACCAGAACCCCCTATAAACGAAAATTCAATATATCTAGATACAGGTTTCTATATATATGGGGAATATGGGGCCATAAGCATAAATCCAAATTATGTAAGATTTTACGAAAAAGAAAATTTTGAAACACCAAATAGTGGTTTAATAATTTCAGATGGAGGCGCTCCATATTTCGCTGGAAGTGGTATAACGATAGAGGTAATTCAACTTGATTAATTAAATAATTGTAAATGCTTACTCGTTTTATCTCAGATAGAAGCTATGAGACTTTAGATCTCGAATATAAAGAGGATTCGAATATTAAATTCGAAAATACCCGTATTGGTGTCGATGGCAATATGGATTTCACAAAAGTCCCTAGCTTGCAAAATGCTAGAGATTTGAAGATAAACAATTATGTTTTAAACATTTTGACAAAAAACGATCATCTAAGCGAAAATGTATTTTTAATTCAAAATAACAATTTTACAAATAAAATTTGTTATATATATTCGTTAAATTCTAATAACGCTATTAATTGGGAATCATATTCCTCTCCAGCCACAAGTTCAGATTGGGTGGATATTGCTAGAGGTAAAAATAATGTTGTAATGTTGAAATCAAATTCTTCAAAAGCATATGTTTTGCCTAAAAATTCAAAAACTTGGATAGAAAAAGATTTACCATTAAACACTACTTGGAAATCTTTAATATATGGCAAAGACATATTTGTAGCATTATCTCAAGACGTAGACGCCAACCCTAAAGTTGCAATATCTCAAGACGATGGTTTATCTTGGAGTATGGATGGTGTTAACAATCCATTTGGTAGATTCGATTGTTTAACATTTGGTAAAAATTTATTTATAACAATAAAAAAAGATTCTAATCAAGTTTTTTCAAGTATAGATGGTTTTAATTGGAATTTATACGCTTATATGCCACTATATACTTCTTGGACATCTGTTACATTTGGGGAAGATAAATTCGTAGCAATATCATCTAATTCTAATTTCTCATCCTATTCTAATGATGGGTTAAATTGGTATCCTTCTGAAATATCTTCAGACTATTCAATATCTCCAAAAGCTATAATATATGGCGAGAATAAATTTATTGTTATTTTAAACGGTACTAGTAACAAAATTTTTTATTCTGAGGATGGTATAAATTGGAAAGAATCATATCTCCCAAATTCGGCAAATATAGACTCCATCGTTTATGGTAAAGATAAATTTATATTATCGGAAACGGCATCTACTAATGGATATTATTCATACGATGGCATTGTTTGGTATAAATTCACATATCCAACATCAACCACTACGATTAGAAAATTGGGTTATGGTTTCGATGAATATATATCGTGTGGTAGAAATGCGCAGTTTAATTATTTAAAAGATGATTATGGGGAAAAATATTGGAATTTTTCAACCAATTTTGTTTCAGTTTCAACAACAGAAAACAATTTTACACAAAATAATATATTAGAAATAAATTTTTTAAATGAAAGTAAATGTCAAATATATCATTATGACAATGAAATAAAATATTATTTGGTATATTCCCCATCTTTAAGTGTTTTAAAATTTGTAAGTGAAAAATCTAATAATTTTGAAATATACAACAAGGATTTGAATTATAATTTAAAAGAAAATGAAATAATTTTTTATACAAATACTCAGCTTGGAGTGTTTTCTTTATATAGAACAATAGATGGAAGATTGTCATTAACAAAAACTAACAATTTCAAAAAAATAAACAATTTTTATATTAAAAAAATAAAACAACCCAATGCTATAAATTGCATAAACAACTGGGTTTCCTATGAGGATACATATAATAAAAATAATATAAATGTATTAAATGATAAGAGTCATTTAAATGTTTCTAATAATTTCTTATTAACAGCACCTGTAAACAATATATTATCATCTCTTCCAGTCAACATGCTGACTTTGAAGAACCAGTTGAATCAAAATAATGAGCAATCTAGAGGTAATGTGTTTTTAAACGAAAATGAAACAAACATTAAAGAATATGAAAGCATATTTACTGGTGGGTATAGAGAATTAGGTTATGATAAAATAAATCTAGGATATTCTGTATATACCAATCAATTTGAATTTAAATCTGGTAAAACCACATATTTCCATGTACCTCATAATATATATCCATATGAAATATTGAATATAAATTCCAGCAAACTAGCTGAATGTGGAGCGATTGGTGGCAATACACCATTAAACAGTGATAAAATTTGGAAGAAATTAAAAAATTATAAAGACACCACTCCTTATTCTTATCCCCAAGAAGAATTGACTGGTCAATGGTTATGCACTTGGCTTTCTGCTGGAAATAAAGATACACGGCCAATTTGGGTTGATAGATATTACAAGCCTTCAAAAGTTACAAAATTCGAAGCTCTATCATCCACAGCTTTAGAAATATTATATCAAGATAGTTTCAGTTGTTTAGATTTAAAGGAAAATATTTCGGATGTTAAGAGTAGTATGACTTTTGAAAAAGGAGCTTACTACGCATACATGCATTTGGGGAAAAGGGATTATGAGAAATTGATAGAAGAATCTCTATCTCATAAAATACATCATACTAAACTAAACGAATACCAAAATACTAATTTTCATGATTTAGATGTTGATGCGAAAACATACGTTTTAAATGGTGAAACTTTTGGGTATATAGATTCCAATAATGACTATGATTATAATATAGCTACATTTTCTTTCTTTTTAGAAAAAGATGACTGGACTATACCAACGGGTAATCAAATATTCGGAAATTATACCAATAATGGTTTTGGATTTTACAATTATTCTCACACAACACCTTATTCGATATTAAAAATAAATGATACAACATTACAAATTTTTAATAATGATTTTGAAAAAATAAATCAAATATCTACAGACAATTTATCTTTATGTGCCATAGCTGGAATATCTAGAAGAAGTGGATTGGAAAATATTCATGTTATAACTAAAGATTTTAGATTAATAGAATTTGATTTAAAAGGAACTATTGTAGATTCTAATTCAGCAATGGCTTCTGTTATACCCTTGAATGTAAATAGCGATGTGGTACGGTCTATGGTAAATGATAATAAAAATTGTTATGTTTATACTAACAAAGGTTTAGTTTCCATAGATTTATTATCAAATGTTATCACTTCAAAAGATATAAAGAGTACAATAAACACTGGTTCTTCTGTTAACAGGATAGTTGCGTCTGAAGATGAAGATGTGTATCTTTTCAAAGGAAGACATGCTTTTTATAGAAACGGTTTTATTTATGGTTTTGATGATGATAAGAAATTATATTCTTATTCTGTCTCTTTAAGCACATTAACCAATATAATAACAACAGATTATAAAATTTTAACATTTGATATAGATAAAGATGGGAATTATTACTACATTTGTACAAGTGATGGTAAACTTGAATTATATGATACGAAATATAATCAATTAAAAGAAACCATATCATTATCTGGCACTGATAGTGAAACGGTTTCAGCTGAAGATTTTACTTTTTGTGAAGTATTTGAATACGGTAAATATGTTCTGAAAAAACAATTATTTTGTAAAAAATCTGATAATAAAACTTTTATAATACAATTGGATGATAAAAATAAGCAGACTGTAATAGATCTCGATGGTTATTATAATAAAGTTCAAACAAATTCTAAATTGACGAATTATAATTTCAATAAAGCATATTTGAGCAAATATAAAGATTATACATATAATTTCAAAGCTAAACTTTTAAATAAAATTAATGCTGAAGATGTCGTAGAACTTGATTTTTTAATAAATGGCTATGATATCACATCTGGTCTGAGACATTTCTGTTTCTCGATAGATCCTTTAAATGGAGTAGCTGATTTTTATTTGGATGGTGAATTATATGAAAGAAAGACTTTTAAAGATAAAAAATACTCTTTAACTCAAACTTTTAAAGGAAGAATATTTTATGGGTGTGACAATTATTTTAACGGAATCCCCTTATTCAAATATTTTAAAGACGCAAAGAGGTACACTTCTAGTGGTTTTAATATAAGTGAGATAAAAATTTTAAACAAATATTTGGATAGATTTCAAGTTTTATATTTTTACAATATGATTTATCCACCCAATCATTTGAAATACAATATGCCATCTGGAACCAGAAGTTTTATAGACACTATGGACAAAACATTTGATTTTGGTTTACCTTTATATAAATCAAATGTTTTCAACTTAAAAATATTTAATAGTGGGATATTCTCAGAAAAAACGAGAGCGGAAATGGAGAATTATATTAGAGAAAAATTGGATAATTATTTACCGTATTATACGGAATTGAAAGATTTTAAATGGATAGATACTGTTTCTAAACCGATTTATTTAGAAGGAGATTATAACGTTTCTAATACGTTAACTGATATATTATGATAGCAATTTCTTCAGAATTTGAAAAAAGCATTTTTGATTATGATAAGACTATTGATGTTTTGGATGTTTTACCTTATAGTAAAAATGAAGTAATAATTCAACCCAATGAACTATCCTATCATAAAACTATAAATATTAAATTATCATATCTTTATGACAATTTCATGTATTTGTATAGTAGATGTTCTATACCTAATTATGTAATACCCACAACTTTTAATGGCTTTATAGGCGTTACTGGTAGTAAAGTTGGTATATATAACAATACTACAAATTCAGATGATTTTTCAGCTGCTAATTTTAAACCATTAGACTTTGCCCAAAATGGAGTGGTTTATAGAAATAATAACATGTTTTATCTGTTCGTAAATTGTATATCTGCCATCACTGTATTGAGACATGATTACGATACAACTTTTTGTCAAGTTTGTCCAAATATTATAACGCTTGTGGATGCATTGTCTGGAGAATTAACTTTTCAAAAAATAAATTCCATTTCAATTTTGGAAGATAGATATTTGTGCGTATCTGATGAGAAATTGGATGTAGTTTTTAAATATGATCTTTTATCATATTTTTCGAATGAAAATATTTTTAAAAATACATCATCTCCTTTCAATAATAGATTATTTTTATTGGATATATTGGGTGGTCAGGGAAGTAGATATGATAGTTTACGTTTTGAAAAACCTAAAAAAATTCCAACGTATAAAAATACTATTTTAGTGGAAGATTTTGATAATAAAATATTTAAATTTTATAATTCAAATTTTAATTTTTTATTTTACGAAACAAATATAAGTTTGTATAAATCAATTTATTCTTTTAATTCTTTAAAATTAAAAGATGAAAATGAAATATATGGAATAGTCGATAAAGGATATTATAGCTTTGATTTATCATTAGTGGATAAAAAAATGACATTAAACAGTTTTATATCTCTATCATCCGTATTAGAGTCTGATGAAAAAATAATAGATATAAATTTCTCAAAATATGAAAAAGATATTGTTTATATATTAACGAATAAAAGCTTGATAAAAAAGTGGGATAGTAGATTAACAAAATCCATAGGCAGAAAAAAAGCTGTAGATTTTGGTACAAATTCTTATTTTAAATGGTTCATGAATATATCTAAAACTGAAAATTCAGATTTTATATATGTATACATGTATAATTCTACAGCTAGAGCAAACCAAATATTAATATATACTGATGAGTTGGATTTAATAACAATTTTGAATGATACAGATTTTAAAATATATTCAAAAGATGAGGTTTTAATTAAAGAAAAAGAATGGAATCAAAGTTGGATTTACGAAAAAAGTTTTAAAAAATTATTACATAATATTGATTTTTTAAAAAATAATGTATCTTACACTTTTGTAAAAGATGAAAATTCTTTAGGAGATATTATATCTATAGAAAAAATATATAATACTAGCGTTTTAGAATTATCTTCTGAAAACTTCGATCAAAGTTGTATTGTTGGAATCAATGAGAATTTTCAATCATCGGTAATAAATCGTGAAATTTTAAAAATATATGAATTACAAGAAAATGTTTTGAATGCAGTTTTATATAGTATTGTTGAATAACTTTTTTGTTAAATAATTCATATGGCTGGTATTTTTAGAGCGCACAATAAATTTCATAGATCATCACATCATACCTTATCTAGTTATTTGAACCAAGATCAAGGCACTGATCCTATAGCCACATATAATGAACCATTCAATGGTATATTTTATAACACCTTAACTGATCAAATTAGATCATTTAACATAAACACTAATTCATACGAATGGTATAGTACTTATTCCACAGTTAGTTCATTATCATCTAATTGGGATTCTATAAAAACTGTTTATACCACAGTATATTATGAAAGTGGTGGTTGGGGTTTGGGGTATAGCGCATATCTATCTCTTAAACCAGTATCTGCGAATTATGATTCCACATATACAACAATTTGTGCTAATAGCGCACTATGGGGGGATCCTAATCTATTATACACTAATAGAGTTCAGCAAAACACTAGATCTAAAACTTTTAGAGGATACACTTTAAGCATAAATGGCGGTAATGTAGATTGGGATTTAGATGTGGCTCAAGTTGCTTTCTTAGATGTTAATATGAATGTGACAATTAAAAATCCAACATCAGTTAGCATGAAAAGAGGTGGCATATATACATTATATGTTAAGCAAATAAATGGTGGAGGATGGAGTGTTAATTTCGATACAGTCTATAAGTTTCCAGTAGGTACCATCATTCCAAATGATATTTTACAAACACCAAACGGAGTTACTGTTTTGAATTTTTTATGTGATGGTTCTTTAATGTTTGGCGATCTGTATAAAACACAACTTTAAAAGATGTCTGTATTTATTTTCCATAACAAATTCCATAGAAGCAATCACCATACGATTGCCATGGCTGATTTTCCAGATTCCGCATCTGATCCAATAGCTTCTTTAGAATTTCCTTATTTGGGAATATTCCACAATAATATATATGACCAAAGTGGTAATTTTTTGGCTTTAGATAATAGTTACAATTGGAAAAGTACGTATGAAACAGTAACTGCAAATGCTTTAGAATGGAATAAGTTTATAACAACTTATAGCACAGTTAACACATTCAGTGCATCGTGGATGAATAATAGATCTGTTTTTACTTCTTTTTCAGCCGCATCTTCCAGCTGGGAATCTTTTCACAAAACATATGAAATAGAATCTAATAAATGGAATAATAATATTTCAAATACAGTATATTCAAATAAAGTTCAAGAATTTACAAAACAAAAAAGTTTTTCAGCTTTTAATATATTTCCGAGTGATATTGGTAATATAGTTTGGAATTTAAGTTCAGCGCAAACTGCTATTTATGTTACCACAAACACTTCATCATTTTCTAGTTTTATTGGTGCTCAAAAGGGTGGATTGTATAATTTATTATTAATAACAGATGCTACATGTTATTCGGCATTGAGTGTGCATTTTAATCCAGATTATTTCAAATTTCCACAAAACACCAAATCTTTTACCATAAGTGGTATACATGCTAGAAAATTTAATTTTATATATGATGGGCAATTTTTACACGGAAGACATCATTTATATGACATAAATGCTCCAGAAAGAAATTTATATTATGCTGGAGATGGTATATCTTTTTTTGAAAACAGTATACCTATAAATCCCATATCTTTAAATTTTGACGAATCTTTTTTACCAGATATAGGTTTAACTTTAAACATAGATGGTTCAGATCCATACGACTCAAGCAATAGTATAAACATCTCTAAATCCGACTATAATGAAGATTTTGTATTCACATTTGTAACATTATCCGCTCTTTCAGCATCTCCACCATATGGTTCAATCGGTTCGGATGATAGAATCAATGTTGTTTTGCCTAACAATGATATAATACCAGCCACTAATTCTTTATCAGCATCCAAGTCCATTTTCCTAGTAAAATGTGATCCTTATCAATCCATTCAAATTTTTACAAGATCTTATGGTTATATATCAGAGCTTGTGGTCAATGATATTGAAATCAAAGATTTTATTTTTAAACCTGATGGTTATAAAAAAAATGAGACTGGCCACATAATAACAGCCAGCCCATCCTATACGGATGCTAGAGTGCAATCTATATTTGTAAAATTTGGAGAAACAGTTCCTCTTCTTCCCACACTTTCTTCGGGTATATCTTTATGGTTGGATGCCATGGATTATTCAACTGTTGATTTTACAACTATAGATGGTAATAGTTATATAACATCACTGTCTTCAAAAATAAGTGGATCTAAAATATACTTTACAAGTAATACGACTACAAGTTCTTATTATAATACTTTACCCAAACAGTCTTTTAATTATAATTTGTCATCGACACATTATAGAAATTTAATACTATCTGGTAATAGTGATTTCTCAACATTTACGGTTTTCACTCCATATAATTCTTCAGCAAATGTGGAATGGTTATGGGCTAATGCTAATTATGGAATATTTAAAATACCAAACAAGTATTCAGTAGGTATAGGAACTTTGGTTAAATATTATGAATATGAATATGGGGTTAATAATAAAAATAAACCCTTATGTGTCTCGACAAGATTTTTAAGTGCGAGTCCAACACGCCCATCATCTCAATCCACAATTATTAATGATAGCGATGGTTATGTAAATGTAACAGCTTTAACTGCAACATTTAATAATTCATATACTACAATAGGTGGTAAAGATCCATATTCTGGATTTTCAGAATTTAAATTACATGAATTGTTATTATATAAAGGTTATAAAAACTCAACAGATGTTGAAAAAATAAACGATTATCTTTTGGACAAATGGAAATTTATCTAAATAATTAAAATATATGTCAATGGAATGCACAACATCTTTACCTGTTTCTTCTTTTTATAGTAGCAATTTAAACAATATCATGGATAGTTACGAAAGAGTTGGACAGAGAATCTGTAGATCTCTTGGAGCGCCAATGATAAATTTAGAAATACATGAGGATCAATTAAATGAATTTATATCTATTGCTGCGGAAATGTTTACTAAATATGCTGGATACACTAGAGAATATCTGGTATTTGATTCAGACCTTTACGAGAAAGATAAAGGAATTAGATTAGACGTTTTATTTTCTTTAACTAGAGATTTTAATGCTAGGTTGGAAAATGATAATATAAACAAAGATGTATCTAAAGCATATACTATAGGAAAAATGGTTATAGGAGATCCCAACTCTCCTTGGATTTTTCAAGTTAATAAGCCAGATAGTTTAGGTAGGGATACTTTACAGCTAATGAATTCTTACGATTATCTTTTAAATAGTTATAGGAAAGTTATAGCTGTTACAGATTTCGAAGAAGGATCAACGAATGGTATTAATACATTGTTTACTATTGAACAAACATTGGCGCAACAAACATACTTCTCATATTCTATGGGAAATTATGGGTTCGATTTGGTTTCTTGGTATGTTTTAAAAAATTGGTTGGAGACTAGAGAAAAGGTTTTATCTCTTAGAAGAGATATACAATTTGATGAAAGAACTCAATATATGAGAATTACGCCTCAACCTAAAATGGGTTCTTCCCCATCTAGATTTTATGGAGCCATATCATGTTATGTGGAAAGACCTTTATCTGATATAATAAAAGAACCTTGGGTTTATCAATACGCATCAGCCTTGACAAAAATAGCAATTGGCAATATTCGTGGTAAATATTCTGGAACAGCTTTATTTGGTGGTGGTACGATAAATCCAGCTTTGCTTGAACAAGGTTTAAAGGAAAAAGATTCTTTAGAACAGAGATTATTTACTGGAGCCTCTGCTGGATTTGGTGATAGTGAACCTATACTTTTTAGAATAGGATAATTTATGTTTGAGACTAATAGATACAGTATTGAAGGAAATTATGAGCCTCAAGCTGGATTAAATAAATTGTTTGATAAGATGACTAATATTTTAGATTATTACGCTCCACAAAAAGAACCTGATTATATTTCTTCATCTCTACATCCTATGATATCCGTAGATCAAGCTGCTAAAGAACTTTTAGAGTTAATGAAAAATGAAGCTCACTCAAATAAATAAAAAATTTAAACAGGGGATATATAAGCCTATTAATATTAAAAAATACAGAGGCAACGATTATCCTAGATTTTTATCTTCTTGGGAATTAAAACTTTTTAGATGGTGTGATACGAATGATGATGTGGTAGAATGGTCTTCTGAGGGAATAGTTATACCATATACAAATCCAATAACAGAAAAAACATCTTCATATTTTCCAGATGTTGCTATTAAAATTAAAGTATCAAATGAAGTGAAAAAATTTTTAGTGGAAGTTAAACCATATAGACAAACGTTAGATCCAAAACAGTTTGATAGAAAAAATAAAAAAAAGAAAAGTATTATATATGAAGATTTAACTTACGTTAAAAATATGGCTAAATGGGAAGCTGCCAAAAAATGGTGTAATAAAATGGGATACGAATTTACACTTTTAACTGAAAAAGAGCTTGGAATTAATAAATACGATTATAAATAATAATAAATAATTATATGTCATTCAAATTATTAGTTGACCAATCGTTTTCTGAAGATCAATTCGAATATATCAAAGAAGAAACGAATAATAAATCCAAACCATCTTATTATGTAACTGGACCTTACATGATGTATGAGGAAGTTAATAAAAATAAAAGAATTTATGACAGGGAAGAAATGCATCGAGAAGTTCGTCGCTATACTACAGAAATGATCGATGCTAAAAGATCTATGGGTGAATTGAACCATCCATCTAGTCCTGATGTATCGTTAGAGAGAGCCTGTCATTTAGTTACTGATTTAAGAAATGAAGGCAATGTTTATATTGGTAAATCTAAACTCCTCTCCACTCCTTGCGGTTTAATAGTTCAAGCTTTAATTGATGATGGTGTTAAGATTGGTATGTCAACCAGAGCTTTGGGTAAACTGACAGAGCAATATAATGGCACAAATAGAGTCAGTGATTTCCGTTTAGTGGCAATTGACTGTGTTGCTGATCCATCCTGTCCAAAAGCTTTTGTCAATGGCATTTTGGAATCCAAAGAATATGTTATATCAGAAGATGGATCGTTTGAGGAGTCATACGATAGATTCCAAGATAAAATATCCAAGCTTCCTAGAAAAAATGTAGAAGATTATTTAAAAGATCAAATTTTAGAATTTTTTGATAAAATTTCTAAAGTGATGTAATTACTCTTCGTACATTTCTCTATGCCAGTTTCTTATAATATTCTCAGCGGCACTTGGATTGGTTTCCATTTTATCGAATAGATTATGAACTTCATCTGGTTCGTGTGAGGCTATAGCTGAAATGATTTCAGATAAATTGGCATTCAATTTCTTAGATACTTCAAGTGTAGTTCTCCATAAAGCAGGACCAACCATTATAAAGTAAGGTTCTAGTTGAATCTTATCAGCTTCTGCTAAAACTCTTTCCAATGTTGCTTTATCAAGTCTTCCGATATGGTGATGCGATAACATCTGCATTACACCTTTACTTAATTCTTGAACTAAAACTGGGAAACAAATAGCAGCAGCTTTTACAACTGGAACTTCTTCGCCATCTTCGCCTTCTTGATATTCAACTTTAGTTGAACCTACAGCGGAACCTTTCAATTGTTCAGCTGCTCTTTCAATGTTTTGAAACCAATACATGTGCGTTGCACCAGCACTAAACTTATCATAAAGTTCAACTAGGTTTGGGTCGATATCATCCAATGCTTCTCTAACCATATGATGCAATGTAAACATTTGATGAACAGCAGCGCCATGACTCAACATATTCATAGTCGCTCTCATGTGGATATGTTTTTTAACTCTATCATCAATTACAGCCCCTCTCTCACTCCATTCGGATTGTTCCTCTGTTTTGTTGACTTGGACATTATCTTCTACTTCCAATTGAGATTCATCTATACCATAAACTTGAGCTACAATATTTTTAGCTAATTCATTCAATTGCTCTTTATGTCTAGACTCTATTTGCATTATTTCTCTAAACAATCTGAAAGAATCGGTGTAATTGCTATTTAAATTTTGAAGTCTTTGTTTAGTATAATCGAAAGATTTTTTAGCTAAAGATGGTCCAAATTTACTTAAAATAGGATGACCGTCTAAAGGTTTTGAAGAAAACCAATTTCTAGTGGATGGTTCTGCCTCATCTTCATAATCTTCTTTAAGGTAGGTATTTTGAGGTTCGGGTTGAACTTCTGGTCTGGGTGGTCTAAAAGGAGAACGTCTAGGTGCTTTCTCTCTTTCTGGTGGAATATCGATTTGTGGTTCAGAAACTT